GGTAGACAAATACTCATGCAACGAGTTGACCAGTTGCAACCAGAAGAAAAACAAATATTAGCAAACAGTATTACACCAGAATTTAAAGAGGTAGTAACAAAAGTTTTTGGCCCTGCTGTGAATGACTTTTTAGACATTCTAGATGCAGGAGAACCAATGTCAGAATCAACACCTACTCCAGAGCCAATGATGGCACAAGGAGAAGGAGTGATGATGAACAGGCCACCTGTCCAAGAGACAGCCCCTGCACAAGTATAATTCCCACTGGGAATAAGGGCGACCTGTTCTTCCAACAGCACCCATAGGAGATAAAATGGAAGAAGAAAAACAATCTGAAGCTATTGAAGAAACAAAGTCAGTAGAAGAAGATACTGCTCCAACGCCTTATCAAAATCCAAATAGGAATTTGATGGATAAAGCGGAAGAGCAAGCAGAAACAGCAACCGAGCAAAAGGACACCTCTGAGGAGGCTACTCCAGAAGAACGCACTGTAACTGTTGAAGACAAAGTATATAAGAAACGCTATGACGACTTAAAACGTCATTATGATTCAACTCTTAATAAGAGTAAAGATGAAATTCTTAAACTTAAAAAAATAGCAGAGAACGCATCAAAGCGATATGTTCCTCCAAAATCTAAAGAAGAATTAGATGCATGGAGAAAAGAATATCCAGATGTTTATGATGCTGTCAAACAGATAGCATATGAACAGGCAGATGAAAAATCTAAAGAGGTCAACTCTAAACTTACCGAACTTGAAAAACGTCAAGCAGAAGTGCTAAGACAAAAAGCAGAGGTAGAATTAGCAAGAGCTCATCCAGATTTTTCTGCACTAAGAGAGTCGCAAGACTTTCATGATTGGGCATCAACACAAGATAGTACAATTCAAAGTTGGCTATATGATAATGTTGATAACTCTAAACTTGTTGTACGAGCAATAGACTTATACAAAATGGATAGAGGTATGACAGAGAAATCTGCACCTAAATCAAAAAAAGATGATGCGGCTAAAGCTGTAACTAAGACTAAATCTGGCGACCAGAAAACAGAAAAGAGAACTTGGAAGTTATCTGAAATACAAAGGATGAGGCCTAGTGAATTTGATAGGTATGAGAAGGAAATTGACCTTGCTCGAAAAGAGGGAAGAGTCATACAAGGTTAGCTTGAGTGTTTTAACAACAAACTTTTAGGAGACTAAAATGGCATTTACAAAAACGTCAAACTATAATAACTTGCCTAATGGAAACTTTAGCCCGATTATTTATAGTCAAAAAGTCCAGAAGTTTTTCAGAACAGCCTCAGTAGCAGAAGCAATTACAAACACTGACTATGCAGGCGAAATTGAAAACTATGGCGATACGGTAAATATCATCAAGGAACCAACAGTTTCTGTTAGCTCATATACTAGAGGTGCAGTAGTAAACATCCAAGATATACAGGATGACCAACTGCAACTTACAGTAGACCAAGCAAACGCATTTGCATTTAAAGTAGACGACATCGAAGAAAGACATTCTCATATTAATTTTGAGTCTGTTTCAACTTCTTCTGGTGCATACGCTTTAAAAAATGCATATGACGCAAATATTATTGCGGCAATGTTTGCAGGGCCAAGCAGTAGCTCACCAGACCATGTAGTAGGGTCTGATGGTTCTGGAGTTGATACAGGATTTGGTTCTAGTGAAATAGACCCAGTTGACATAATTTCTAAACACGGAAAACTATTAAATCTTCAAGACGTACCAGAAGAAAATAGATGGTTTTTAGGTTCACCAGAATTTTATGAACAAATGGGACAAGCTAGTTCAAAACTGATGAGCGATACCACAGGTAGTGCAACACCATTAAGAAATGGTAAAGTGTACAGTGGTAAAGTAATGAACATGGAATTATATATGACAAATAACTTTGCGGCAAGTTCAACATCGAACTACTTCAAAGTATTATCTGGACATATGTCTTCCACTGCAACAGCTAATCACATTGCAAAAATCGAAGTTATTAGAGACACTGATTCATTCTCTGATGTCGTAAGAGGTTTGCATGTGTTTGGTAGAAAAGTATTGAGAGATACTGCTCTAGTTGCAGAACACTTATTAATAGATTAGGAGGACTAAATGGCTAATTATAATGTAACTGGGTCAGGCGGAACTACTGGTCACCCATCGAGAGTAAGAAGACCTTACTTGATAGAAAATACAATTGATGTAGCACAAATCAATGGCGACTCTGGAGCGGCACAAAATGACATCCTTAGATGTTTAGACGTTCCTGCAGAAACTGTAGTGCTTCATTCTAGTATGGAAATCTTAACTCAATTTTCAAACAGTGTAACTTTAGACTTGGGTATGACTCAAGTATCTGGCAACCCTGCAACAGACGTTGACGTATTCGTTGACGGAGATGCAAAGGAAGTTGGTTACTCGGTTATGACCGCAACTGCAAGACCAACATTTGCAGTAGCAGGCACTATAGACATTAAAGTCTTAGATGCGGCGGCGGCGGCAGGTAAAGTTAGAGTTTGGGCAATCCTATGCGATGTGTCTGGACAAGATGAAACTGACAGAAATGGTGCAACACAGCACGATACGGCTGTATAATATTACTGGGGGCCTTAACGGCCCCCTTTACAATTTAAGTATATGATTAAAGTATTCATGGCAATAATAATAACTTCGATGCCAAATTGGCCATCGGTAAAGTATCAAGGATATTTGTATCCCGATATGGAAACATGCTTATCATTTACTGAGATGTATGTAGAAGATTTTAAAAGCTACGCAAGAAGTCAAGGAGATAGTGACGCACATTTTAATTCTATATGTTTTGAAGTAGATGCATATCCAATAGAAGGATTTGAAAACCCAGAATTAGGAATATAATGACAGTACATGATTTAACTAAAACTCAAGTAATAGTAAAAGATATAATAGATGAACCACCTTTATCTCAACAATGCAATTGCTCAGAGAGAATAACAGATTTAGAAACAACAATTAAACAATTAAAGGCTTTGATATTAAATGGCAGGAACAAAAACATATCTAACTCTAATTAATAATGTTCTTAGAGAACTAAATGAAGTAGAACTAACAAGTAGTACATTTAGTGCAAGTAGAGGTATACAAACCGCTACTAAAGATTTTATTAATAAAGCAGTCAATGACTTATATACAGCAGAGGTTCAATGGCCTTGGTTGTATACAAGTACAACACAGGATGTAAATTCTGGACAACAGGAATATACATTTCCTACAGCATTTAGAGTAGCAGATTTTGAATCCTTTTATTTAATCTCAAAAGAATTAGTAACTAATGGAGAGTTCACTTCTAATATAAATAGTTGGACTACCATAGCAGGTGCAGGAAGTGCATCATATAGTAGTAATGGAAATGGTAGACTAAGACTAAATGATTATGCCGCTCATCAATCTATATCTACAGTAGTCAATCAATCATATAGAATACAAGTTAGAGTATTAGATTCTAATAGTGCAGGACAACCTCTGAAAGTACAGGTGGGTACTGCGGCAGAGGGTACACAAAATTTAAATACTACTTTAACTGTAAGTGATTTTGGTAAAGGGGCAATCTTAGATGCAACATTTACAGCAACGTCACAAACAACATTTATAACTTTAAATAACACTTCAACAGCAACTAACTTAGATGTAGATTTTGTTCGAGTATCAGAAAAAGATGTCGTGCCAACAAAATTACAATTTATAAGTTATGCTAATTATCTACAAGGAGTTATTCATAGAGATAAAGTAAACAGTAGTGACCATTATGCTAAACCAAAATCTGTGTATAGAACACAAGACAATTTAGGATTTGGTATAACGCCTTTACCAGATAGAGATTCTTATCAGATAAATTACCAATACTATAAATCACACACAGAATTATCTAGTGCTACTGACACATTAGATTTACCAGATATATATTCAGATGTTGTTGTTAACAGAGCAAAATATTATGCGTATAAATTAAGGTCAGATATACCTTCGGCTAATATAGCTAATGCAGAGTACGAAGATGGTGTAAAGAGAATTAGAGTAGAAGCACTAAACAAACAAGATTACATGAAGGATACAAGAACTAATTTAGAAATGTCATCTAGAGGTTCTACATCTAATCCTGTATTTACATACTAATGCCAGATACTTCACAATTAAATCCTGCTGTTGTTAGTTTAGGTGGAGGACTTACATTAAACAAAGACGTATTTTCTATGTCTCCTGGAGAAGCTCTTGAGCTTAGAAACTTTGAGCCAGATATTGAAGGTGGGTATAAAAGATTATTAGGTACAGAAAAATTTAATTCTAATATAGTACCTCAAGTATCAGCATCCTCAGAACGAGTAGTAATGTCTGCTATATTTAACGATGTTATTTTAGGAGCAAGAGGAGGTTCAATTCATAGAGGAACTACCAGTGGGAGTTGGACTTCTACGATAACAGGTTTAGGTACTCCAACTAGAAACTATGAGTTTAGAAAATTTAACTTTGATGGTACAGACAAAATAATTATTTGTACAGGGACATCTAATCCTCAAATTTTAAATTCATCTTTTAGCACTAGTGTTGTAAATGCTACAGGAACATCTAATTATAAATTTGTTGAAGTATTTAAAAACCATATCTTTTTTGCAGGACATGCATCAAATGTGCAAGAAGTTAGTTTTATGGGGCCGTTTGAAACAAATAATTTTACCAATGGGCAAGGTGGCGGAACAATAAAAGTAGATACAGAAATAGTAGGATTAAAAGTATTTCGTGATAATTTATTTATATTTGGGCAAGATAAAATTTTTAAATTATCTGGAACATCAAGGACTGATTTTGCTATAACGGCAGTTACAAGAAGTATAGGCTGTGTAGATGGAAGAAGTATTCAAGAGATTGCAGGTGACGTTATATTCTTAGCACCCGATGGACTTAGAACTATTGCAGGTACAGAAAGAATTGGTGACGTAGAATTAGGAACAGTTTCAAAGCAAGTACAAAAACGTATTGATGATATTACAACTCACAATATTACGTCAGTTGTTATAAGAGGCAAATCACAATACAGATTGTTTTATCCTAAGTCAGAATCTCAAGCAGAAGATAATGCGGAAGGATTGATGGCTGTTATTAAAGCTAATCCAAATACAGATGCTATAGGATTTGAATATGCAGATATAAAAAAATTAAAAGTTTCAAGTTGTGATTCTGGATTTATAAGTGGAACAGAAACTATAATTCATGGTGGCTATGATGGCTACATATACAAACAAGAAAGTGGCAATAGTTTTACAAGGGCCTCTGCAACAGCAACTATAGATGGATTGTATAGGTCTCCAGATATGACAATGGGAGACCCAGGACTAAGAAAAAGTATGCAAAGAGTCATATGGAATATAGATAATGATGGTGACATATCATCTACATTTAAACTAATATATGATTTTGCAAGCACAGAAGTACCACAACCAACACCTTATTCATTAACAGTAGGAGGAGGTGTAGCTATTTACGGAAATAGTTTATCAACTTATGGAACAGCAGTGTATGATTCATCTGGTGTTTCACTACTTAGAAATGCTGTAGAGGGTGGTGGATTTACAGTAGCTGTTAAACTAGACGATACATCAACAGACAAACCAATATCCTTAAAAGGATTTGAATTAGAATTTTTACCAGGAGGAAGAAGATAAATGGGAGCGACATACACAAGGCAAAGTTCTTCAAGTATTGCTACAGGCTCTACCATTGAGGCATCTCATTTTAATGATGAGTTTGACCAGTTACTAGCGGCATTTGCTTCTAGCACTGGGCATACCCACGATGGTACTGCGGCAGAAGGTGGGCCAATAACTAAGTTACTTGGTAATACATTAACATTTGGTGCAGGAACAGCAGGGACAGATATAACAATTACATTTGATGGTGAAACATCTGATGGTGTATTAAAGTGGATGGAAGATGAAGATTACTTTGAGTTTTCTGATGACCTTCTTGTAGCTAGTACAGAAAAATTACAATTTAGAGACACAGCAATATATATTAATTCATCTGCTGATGGTCAATTAGATTTAGTTGCTGACACAGAAATACAAATAGCGGCTACAACTGTAGATATAAATGGTAAT